CACCACGGCGTGGAAGTTATCGAAATCAACGATGGCACCCGCACCATTTCCACCGTCTCGACGGCAATCATCGGCATGGTCTGTACGGCCAGCGATGCTGACGACAAGACATTTCCTTTAAACGAGCCCGTGCTCATTACCAACGTGCAAAACGCGATTGCGAAAGCCGGTAAGGCGGGGACGCTGTCCGCTTCTCTGCAGGCGATCGCCGACCAGTGCAAACCGGTTGTCGTTGTTGTTCGTGTGGCCGAAGGCACCGCGGAAACCCCGGAAGAGGCGCGCAAGCAGACCGTTTCCAACATCATCGGTACCACCGATGAAAACGGTAAGTACACCGGCCTGAAGGCGCTTTTGACCGCGAAAACGGTAACCGGCGTTAAGCCGCGTATTCTCGGCGTGCCGGGGCTGGACTCTCAGGAAGTGGCGACCGCACTGGCCGCCATGTGCCAGAGCCTGCGCGCGTTCGGCTATGTCAGCGCATGGGGTTGTAAAACCATCTCTGAAGCGATCGACTATCGCAAAAACTTCAGCCAGCGCGAGCTGATGGTTATCCATCCTGATTTTCTGGCATGGGATACCACCACGAACGCAACGACGACGGCCTGGGCTACCGCCCGCGCGCTTGGCCTGCGCGCCAAAATCGACCAGACAATCGGCTGGCATAAAACCCTGTCAAACGTTGGCGTCAACGGCGTTACGGGCGTAAGCGCCTCTGTCTCCTGGGATCTGCAGGAACAGGCCACCGATGCGAACCTGCTCAACCAGGCTGGCGTCACTACGTTGATTCGCAACGACGGCTTCAAATTCTGGGGTAACCGTACCTGCTCAGACGATCCGTTATTCGTCTTTGAAAACTACACCCGTACCGCACAGGTGCTGGCCGATACCATGGCGGAAGCGCACGCGTGGGCGATGGATAAACCCATCACGCCAACGCTTATCCGCGATATCGTCTCCGGTATTAACGCCAAGTTCCGCGAGCTGAAAACCAACGGCTATATCGTCGACGGCTCCTGCTGGTATGACCCAGAGTCGAACGATGCATCAACCCTGAAAGCGGGGAAACTGTATATCGATTACGACTACACCCCTGTCCCGCCGCTGGAAAATCTGACCCTGCGCCAGCGCATCACCGACACCTATCTGGCAGACCTGTCAGATTCGGTTAACAGCTAAGGAGCTGAAGCATGGCGTTACCACGCAAACTTAAATACCTGAATATGTTCAACGATGGCCTGAGCTATATGGGCGTCGTTGAATCCGTCACCCTGCCAAAGCTTACCCGCAAGCTGGAGAAGTATCGCGGCGGCGGTATGCCGGGCTCGGTCTCTGTCGACCTCGGCCTGGACGATGACGCCCTGGCGCTGGAGTGGACCGTTGGCGGTCTGCCGGACGCCGCTCTGTGGGCGCAGTACGCCTCTCCGGGCGCGGACAGCGTGCCGCTGCGCTTTACCGGCTCTTATCAGCGTGATGATACCGGCGAAATCTCCGCCGTCGAAATCGTCATGCGCGGCCGTCATAAAGAGTTTGATGGCGGTGAAAACAAGCAGGGCGAGAGCGGCACCACCAAGATGTCCACCGAGTGCGCTTACTACCAGCTGACCATTGATGGCAAAGAGATCATCGAAATCGACATCATCAACATGGTGCTCAAAGTCGATGGCGTCGATCGCCTGGCAGAACACCGTAAGGCCATCGGCCTGTAACCCTTTAACCGGCCGGGATGACCGGCCGGTGAGTTAACTTTCTGAAGAGTAACGAAATGGAAAATATCAACGAGACCGCCATGAACGAAAGTGAAAACCCACATATCGTCACGCTTGATAGCCCCGTTCAGCGCGGTGAGCAAAAAATTGAAAAGGTGACGGTGTCTAAACCCAATGCGGGGACCCTGCGCGGCGTATCGCTGGCGTCGCTGGCGCAATCTGACGTCGATGCGCTGATTAAGGTTCTGCCGCGAATGACCTCGCCGGCGCTGACCGAGCATGAGGTTGCGCGCCTGGATGCCTGCGATCTGCTCTCTTTTGCAGGTAAGGTGATCGGTTTTTTGTCACCGGCTTCGGCTCGCTGAAGTTTCCCGAAAATGTGTCGGTCGACGATCTGATGGCGGATATCGCGGTGATCTTTCACTGGCCGCCGTCAGAACTGTACTCCCTTAGCGTGACCGAACTCCTCTTATGGCGCGAAAAAGCGCTGCAGCGAAGCGGAAACCACCATGAGTAATAATGTCAGTCTTCAGGAGCTGCTTAAGGCAGTCGACCGGGCAACCCGACCGCTTAACGCTCTCCAGAACGCCAGCCTCACTCTCGCGAGCGATATCCGCGATACGCAGACGGCGCTGGGGGCGCTCGATGAGCAGGCGGGGCGTATTAACGGCTTCAGAAAAGCAAACGCCCAGCTCGCCACGACGGAGCAGTCGCTTGCTCAGGCGAAACAGCAGGCCGCGGCGCTCGCGGTGCAGTTTAAAAACACGCAAAACCCCACTCAGGCACAGGCTGATGCGCTGACTGCAGCCCGAAAATCGGCGGCCGACCTTAAGCTTGAGTACAACAGCTTACGCTACTCGGTACAGTGTCAGCGCACTGAACTCGCTCAGGCGGGAGTCAACACGCGCACGCTCTCGTCGGATGAGCGTCGTTTACGAACGCACATCAGCGAAAAAACGCAGCAGCTTAACCGACAGCGTGATGCGCTGGCCCGCGTCAATCAGCAGCAGGAGCGGCTGAGTACCGTTCAGAATCGCTACGAGTCAGGCAAACGCGTTACCGCGCGGGTGGGTCAGCTTGCGAATGCGGGCCTGGGTATCGCAAAAGCGGGCTTTGACCAGACGTCCCGGTTTATGGCGCCAGGCATCAGCTTTGAAAAGCAGATATCGGCCATTCAGGCAAACCTTGGTCTGGCGAAGGGGGATCCCCGGCTTGAGGCAATTCGCCAGCAGGCGCGGGAGGTCAGTGCCAGCACCGGCGTACCTGCAGACACGGTCCTCCGGGCACAAACCGAACTGACTCGTTCAGGCTATGACGCTGATGGGCTGCTTGCGGCCACCGCGCCAACGGTCAACCTCAGCCTGGCGGGGAGTGTCGACGCGGCTAACGCAGCCGATATGATCGCCAGCACGCAGGCCGCGTATAGCCTGGCCGATACTGACGCGGGACGCATCGCAGATGTGCTTACGCGCGGATCTACCTCTTCAAATACCAGCCTCGCTGAGATGGTGGCGGCCGTCACCTCCGCTGCGCCTGCTGCGGGTGCATCCGGTATGGGGCTTGAAGAGACCACCGCGCTGCTTGGCGTTCTGGCGGAAAAAGGGATGAAAGGCGCCGCCGCCGGGGACGCGCTCAGCGCGATGTTGCGCCATGTTCAGACTCCGGATGCCATAAAAGCCGCGGGGGCGCTGGCTTCCGCTGCGGGTGATGGATCGCTTGATGAAAAACGCCAGCAGTTGCAGGGGGCAAAAGGCAGTACCGCGCTTGCGGCGTCCGTGCAGACCGATAATCTTGACGGCGATATCAACCGATTCCAGGCCGCGTGGAACGGGTTGAAGATTGATGTATTTGATAAAGCGGATGGCGCTCTGCGCAACCTGATAACAACCGCAACCGGCTGGCTTGGCACGGCCTCCCTTTGGGTGAATGCCAACCCTGAGCTGACGCAGACCCTCGCCAGCATCGTTGTCGGAGCCCAGGCGTTCTCTGGCGTACTGGGTGGTGTAGGCACGGTTGTCGGCCCGGTTCTGACGGGCGTCAATATGGTTATTACCGCGGCCGGGATGTTGGGAACGGTATTCAGCGTGGTGGGCGGCGCCATCATGACGGTACTGGGTGCCCTTAGCTGGCCGGTAATTGCCCTTGGCGCGGCGATTGCTGCCGGTGCCTTACTGATTTTTAAATACTGGGAGCCCATCAGCGCCTTCTTTGGCGGGGTGATGGAAGGGCTTTCGACGGCTTTCGCACCGCTGGGTGCGCTGTTCTCACCGGTGATGGCGGTGTTTGACGCTATCTCGGAGAAGCTGGGCGGTATCTGGCAATGGTTCACCGACTTGATTACGCCGATCAAGGCGACGCAGGAAACGCTGGATGGCTGTAAAAACGCTGGCGTGATTTTTGGTCAGGCGCTGGGCGATGCGTTAATGGCCCCGCTTGATCTCTTTAACAGCCTGAGCGGCAAGGCCAGCTGGCTGCTGGAGAAACTCGGTCTTATCAAAAACGAGTCGGGCGATCTCGATGCCGCAGCGGCAAAAGCAGAAGCTGCTTCCTCTCCTGTGGGCAGCTCGTCTAGTCCGGGCGTGGGGATCTCTGGCGGTAGCCTGGGGTATCAGCCGACCATTGCTACTGGAGGGCGCTCTTACGTCGATCAGAGTAAAAGCGAATATCACATCACGCTGCAGGGGGGCACGGCCTCCGGAACGGATCTGACGCGTCAAATCCGGGAGGAAATAGAAAACAGTGAACGTGATAAAGCGAGACAGCGGCAATCCAGCTTTATGTATGTTTGAGGAGAGAGAAAATGTTAATGGTGCTGGGTCTGTTTGTCTTTGAACGACGAACCTTACCGTATCAGTCAATGATATTCACAAAAGACTACCGCTGGGCATCCAGCGCTCGCATCGGGAAACCCAAAGCCTGGCAGTACCTTGGCGAAGGGGATACATCCTTCAGCCTCTCCGGCTTACTCTACCCGGAACTCACGGGAGGGCGGCTTTCTCTCAAGGCGGTTGAGCTGATGGCGAATGAGGGGCGGGCATGGCCGTTGATAGACGGTACCGGCATCATTCACGGCATGTTTGTCATTGAGAAAGTCACGCATACGCATTCGGATTTTTACAGTGACGGTACCGCCCGAAAAATTAATTTTACCCTGTCGCTAAAACGCGTGGATGAATCGCTGATGGCGACGTTTGGCGACCTGCGAACGCAGGCAACAGAGCTGGTGGAAAGCGCACGCAATAGCATTGGAGGGCTGGTGGGATGATCACCGAAATGAATATCCGGGCGGGTGGAAAAATCGCCCCTGATTTTATGCTTAAGCTTGACGATCGTGATATCACGCAAAATTTCAGCCATCGTCTTATCAGCCTGACCATGACCGACAAACGGGGGCTGGAAGCCGATCAGCTGAATATTCAACTGGATGATTCCGATGGGCTGCTGGACTTGCCTGCCCGGGGGGCAAGGCTGTCCTTATGGCTGGGATGGGAGGGAACCCCGCTCGAGGAGAAAGGGGACTTTACGATTGATGAGATTGAATTCCGGGGCGCGCCGGACACGCTGACCATCCGGGGATGCAGCGCAGATTTTCGTGGAAAGCTAAACGTGCGGCGCGAACAGTCGTGGCATGATACGACGATTGGCGCGATAGTCGATACCATCGCTCAGCGTAACCAGTTGACCGCCAGCGTCGCGGCAGGGCTTGCATCCATCGCCATCTCTCATATTGACCAGTCTCAGGAGACAGACGCGGCGTTTCTCGCCCGCCTTGCCGAACGTAATGGTGCATTTGTTTCAATCAAAGCCGGGAAGATTATCTTTATGAAAGCGGGTCAGGCTGTGACGGCCAGCGGCACCCCGCTTTCCTTAATGGTGATTGAGCGTGGGGATGGCGATAAGCATCTTTTTTCCGTCACTGACCGTGAAAACTATTCCGGCGTAACGGCCAAATGGCTGCAAACGCGCGACCCTAAACAACAAAATCCTCAATTGAGTATTTCTCGTCAGCCCAAAGGGCAGCAGACAGAAGCACTGCAGCACCCGGATGCCGCCGCACCGGTAGCGGAAGCAGGAGGCAAGGAGCAGAAACCGCAAGAGAGGCTGGTGGGATCGGCGGAAAACGTATTTGAGCTCACTACGGTTTATGCTTCTGAAGAGCAGGCGCTCAGGGCCGCAGAGGCGAAGTGGCGCGCACTTCAGCGGGGAACCGTGAAGTTTTCCATCCAGCTTGCGCTGGGACGCGCCGATCTGTTCCCCGAAACGCCGGTGCTGGTAAACGGTTTTAAACGCGTCATTGACGAGCAGGCGTGGATCATCGGAGAGGTGGTGCATACCCTCAACGATAGCGGATTTACCACGCAGCTTAAGCTTGAGCTGAACGTCACCGACGAAAAATTTACTGTTGATAGTGAGTAATGTAGTTGCTATTGGTTTTGTTTTGGGTATTATTGATTCACAAAATGTGAATCAAGTGGAGAGGTACATGTTTCATTGTCCTAAGTGCAAGCACTCTGCGCATGCGCGTACCAGTCGCTATCTAAGTGAAAATACCAAAGAGCGCTATCACCAGTGCACCAATGTGGACTGCAGCTGTACGTTCGTGACGATGGAGTCCGTGGAGCGCCTGATTGCGACTCCCGGTGCGTCTGAGCGTGCCCGAACGGCTTCGCTGAACCACGGTTAG